TCTTTAAACCTAGCTATTTCACAAGAAGTTAGCGATCGTCAAGTTGCTGTTAGCGCAGAAGCAAGTGCAAGAACTATTGAAGATTTAACCATGGTTAAATTAGATGGTTCACGCATAATGACTGGAACTTTGAAAGTACCTACTATTCAAGGAAGTGCGAATGAATGGGGAGGTCGGCTATTTTTAAGTTCTACTGAAAATGGTGGAAAATCTGCTGTTCAAATTAATGATGGTTCCGGTTTTGCTATAACAACTCCAGGGCTTGATTCGACTTTAACAAGTCACTACTACTTAAATGGAAATCCAACTGCTCAAGTAGGTCTTTTGCTTGCAAGTGAAGCTGGAAAAGATTGGGACAATAATGCTTGGAATTTCTTTGTAGGTCGTTACGGAGATGGCGCGTACATGGCAATGGGAGGATCTGCTGGAGGCTCTTTAGCTGATATTAGACCTTTAAATGCCGGAGAAACATCTAGCACTATATATTTCCGTACAGTGGATGAAAGCGGAGATCCTGGAAGCGTTGGAGCAGCTAAAATCCAAATTAAGGCTTCTGAAAATCATGGAAATGGCCATTTCGGCTCTTATTATAATTTTCAAGCTAGAAAACAAGGTGCTTCGCAAGTAAACGCTCTTGATGTCCGTGCAGAATACATGCAAATGTACGGCGGTATGGTTGTTGCACAAAAATCAGTAAGTTCTGATTATTCTGTAGTTATCGGAGACTACCTAATTGGCGTTTCTGATTTGAGTGTAACTAAAAATATCACTCTACCAGATCCTTCTGGAGTTCCTGCCGGTATGACCTTTGTAATAAAAGACATGACTGGAAGTGCTTCTCAGACCAATTACATAAACATTATTCCTTCAGCAGGAAAAATTGACGGTCAAAACGCTTTTGCTTTAAAAGCAGCTTATGAATCCGTAATGATTATTTCTGACGGAACTAATTATTATGTATTGTAAAATTTAACAATATTTTAAAAGGATAAGATATAGGGCTGTATTGGTAATTAACTTTTACAGCCTTAGCTATGTTCAATATAGAATACATTTTGTGTATTATTTAAAAACATTTTTAATTTCTGTAATTTTAGTATTTTTGCCAATAAAAGCCACTCTAATTACCGTAATGGTACTTACAATGGCCGATTTGGCATCAGGCATCGCGGCAGCCCGTAAACAGCGTAAGAGGATTACCTCCGCTGGTCTTAAACGTACGATTATAAAGACCACAGTTTATGAGGCTGTTGTGATGCTCGGGTTTTTAACTGAGCAATATATGACAGGGGATGCTGTTCCCGTTGTCAAAGTATTAGCTGGTTTTATCGGTCTTACCGAGCTTAAAAGTGTAATGGAAAATATTGAGGTTATATCCGGTATGTCCATTATAAAATTATTAATTAAAAAGCTTAACGACACTCCTAAAGGATAAAATGAAAGCTTCCAAAAGAGCTGAAGATTTGATTAAACAGTTCGAATCTTGCTATTTAACGGCCTATAAGTGCCCTGCCGGCGTTTGGACCATAGGATGGGGTACCACGGGACCTGGGATCCGCGAAGGACTCACTATAACGCAAAAATCAGCTGATTACATGCTTAAAGCTCATATTGAAGATATTAGTCTAGACCTTACAGATATATTTGGGAAATCACTTGAACAGAATGAATTTGACGCAATTGTATGTTTTGTTTACAATATTGGGTTGGGGGCTTTTAAAAAGAGCACTATGTGCAAGCTCCTACTTGAAAAGAAAATGGGACAGGCTGCCTTAGAATTTGATAGGTGGGTATTCATTAAGGGTGAACGTTCCAAAGGTCTTACAAAGCGAAGAGAAGCTGAAAAAGAGCTATTTCTTAGCTAATCGTATAACTAAGCCAGTTTCAGTCATTGCAAGAGAATACTTACCAGTTTTAGTTGCTAAGGCATCTAATAAGTAAGAAGAAATAAATTCTCCATAAGCTTCGTAAAATACTTCATCCACTTGAAAACTATAATCTAAATCCCATTTATCTTTTTTAAAATGATTATCTACGTTTTTTCTTACTTTTTTAGCTGCTTCTTTTAATTTTTTATTTTTAAGATTTTTGTTTACAAATAACTTCATTTTTAATTTTATTCCTCTTTGCATAATTCTTTAATTCCTTTCACTAATATTTTTTTTAACAATTTCTTTCTATGCCTTCTTTTTTTAGATCGTATTTTTTTAAATACTAAAGTAAGTAAATAGTCATCAATTTCTGCTATTAGTACGCCGTGTCCGTCTGTTATCCTATAAGACGTGTTTTTCATAAATCAAACGCAAAAATAGTTCCAATAGCTAAAGTTTGTCCCACAGTGTTAGCTAAATGATCCCTAAAAGCTTCAGATCTATCTGGTTTATTCTTGGACATAGAATATATAGCTGTTCCTAAAAATGTAGCAAATCCCGAAAATATAACAGCATCTACTTGATCCATTCTAAAAGCATTTTTAGCAATTTTATATGTAGCCAACTGTATTCCGTAAGATACGGCTAAATGTTTATATTTATCAGGTTCAATATCAGCTTTAACAAAACTAGCCATTAATAACGCCGCTAATAGCAATTTTTTCATTGTTTACCTCTTAGTTTTTTAATTTCTAATAAGAATAAATTAACTTCTTCTTGATTATACGTTTCAAACGGTTTTACATGTTCGGACATAATATGTTCAAAATAACCATTATGGTTTAATCCTAAACAATGTCCAATTTCATGCCATACAACTGTTTTAAGAATGTTATTCTGAATAGAAGTTGGGTAAATAACAATTCTACAATAAGTAAACATATTTTGAGCTGTTCCAGCTACATTTTTAAAAGGAGCTTCTGAATATTCAATAGTTACATTGTAATTATTAGGTCCAGGTCCAAATTTAAACATACTGTCATTTAAACTGCTATTTAGTTCCATTATACTTTTAGCTATATTATAAACTAGAGGGGAAGGCGTTCTATAGTTAAAATGAATAGTTACGTCTCTTCCCCCGCTCGCTTGGGTGCATCCTGTTAACAATAAAATTGTAAAAATAAATCTTTTCATTTTTTTAATGTAGAATGCAAAATTATACCTAAAGCTACTCCTCCAACCAAAACTACCCAACTTGGGGCAATTGGTTTAGAATTTTCTAACTCTTCTTTTAATACTTTAACAGATTTTTTTAGATTGTCAATAGCAATATCTTGAGCTTTAACGGTATCTTCACAAGCTTTCACATACTTATCACAAGTTTGCCCATTAACAGAAAAAGTGAAAATTAGTAATAGTATTAAAATTTTACTTTTCATTTAAATGTCCCAAAACCTTTAATTTTGAACCAGGTATTTTTAAAATCATAAAACCTTCATTATTATGATCTCTATAATCTCCGCCCATAAGCCAAGTACAAACATACCATGCTCTTTTTGTTTCTGCGAAAAGAATTCCTACAACATGAAACCTCATATTATTTTCATTTAAATTATTGGGCGTATCCATACAATGATCTACAGATTCAATTAAAACTATCGGTAAACTTTTATGAATTTTTGGTTTCATTTTGCCTCCTTAAGTTCTTTTTTAGCCTTTTTTAATTTTTTCTTTTTACTGGCTATATTTTCATCATCTTTTAAAGTAGCTATATCTAAATCTTTTTCAATTAATTTAACTTTAGCTTTATGAAGTCTTCCTCCCTGTATACCCAAAGCTATTACAAGAATTCCTATAATTGCGGTTAAAGTTAATAAAACCCATTGTATAGCTGTTAATTTAATATTACTTAAAAAATCTTTAAGTTTAGATAATAATATAATCATAAAGTTCCCACCCATCTTCCTTTTTTATTTAAAATCATAGGTATGAACAAAGGAATCCCATCTATAACAACGCCGCATCCTAAAATAGGCTTTTTACGCATATGTTTTCCATATTCAAAAGCGTAAGAATCTTTATCAATGCCACTTCCTACATTCATGCCAAAAAGAAGTACTTGAGCATTGGCCCAAAATAGTACACCAGCATCAGAATGCAAATGTCCAATTACACAGGATTTAAGTTCATCTTTTGCAGCATTTATAGCCCCATTTTGTCCTGAATAGCCCAATCCGTGTTTATAAACTACATTATCAACTTCAAATTTATCAACAAATTTCCATCCTTTTGGTGCTTGCAAAAAATCCCTGTACTCTCTTAAATACGCCCTAGGAATTCCATGTTTCATGGCTCTTCTAAAAATTCTCTCATCATGATTGCCCTTGCACACCTTGAGATGGGGGAAAGCTTTGTAATAGGGCTTTAATTGCTCTATAGCTTCTTTCAGCTCATGACCCGCACTAAACCCATCAGGATCGTGATCCCAATCCCCTAAAGCGTGATGATCAACCAGATCCCCTACATGAACGGTAATCCTTGTGCTGTACTTTTTTTGTACAGATTTTAAAAATTTAAGATAATCTCGGTGTATAAACGGAGCTTGTGTATCGGCTATTACTAATACTTTACTCATGATCTATACTTCCTTCTTTTTTCATTTTCTAATTTAGTCTTTTTTGCATGACAATCTAAACAAAGAACTTTAAAGCCCAAGGCATCTGTAAACAATCTTTCGCAATAAACGTCCCAACCTTGAAAGCCCTTTTTTATATTTACTACAGGCTTTGTGTGGTCTAATTGCTTTTCTTTTGCGGCTATTTCTTTTTTGCATTTTTCGCATTTGTATTTTCCCCATTCTATCCATGCCCTTTTTAATGCTACGCTTCGCCAAGGCCATCTGTAACTTGCTCTACGTAGCGTGTTTTTAATAAATTGATGGCGATATTTTTCTATCTCATCTTTCGTATATTGAGCGAACGGCTTTTTCGAGTTCATGGTCTTCCTTTGGCTGCGATAACATTTTGTTCCATTCTGAAGTCCACCACAAAGCAATATCCATAGATACGCCTGCGTCGTTCTTCAATGCATTTAACAATCTTATCAAAGTTTGATGCCTTTGTCCGCTATCCACCGGAACTGTATTTGCCATTACAAAAAAACAATCAAATACGCTCTTTCCGAAATTTTGTCCAAAGGTATCAATTTGGATTTCTTCTTTTCTAAGCGGCGGTAAAACAAGGGAACCACCTCCCCGTCCATATAGTAATTCCTTACCCCTACCGGTTTTTTCGTGCTTTGTTCCCGGTATTCTAAATGGGTGGAGATGGGTGTAGATGCTTGAATCTGCTTCAGGGAAATTTTGTTTGACCCAGGCTTTGTCAAGGGCTGGCAATAAGTGACTTGGCCTGTTTTTGCGCAAAATACCGTAGTGCAAACCACGATTCCCAGTAGTGTAGCAAACATAATCATATCCCATCACCTTTAACCTTTCTTCGGCTCGTCTGGCGGAGTCTTCGTCGTCGAAGTCAAGCCAGAGTCTTTCTGACCATACAATACCTTTAAAACCTTTCGTAGTTCCTGCTTTTGAAATCGCTTCTGCCGTTTCTTTCGTAACGGCATATAGAGAACAAAAGCCCTCCTTAGGAATGTCGTCAGAAACCACGAAAACAGGGCTAGAACCATAAGTTGCGGAATTAGAATACAAGTAATAGCTATAATCCACACGAATCCTCCTATTTTAATAAAGTTCCAAAACTATTCATAAATTCCATTTTCCTATTGATTAATAGATTAACAATAGAAGATTCTCCTTTTAGTATTTTAGGTTGAGATATTAAAGGGCATTTATGAAACTGTATTTTAAGAGAAAATAGACCAAGATCAAGATCCTGCGGTTCAGCATAACCTGATAAAGAACTATCGCATCTTAATGTAATTTTTTTATCTGCAAATTTGTAACTAATAGCTTCATCGGATCCCATCCATAATTCATTTTTAATCAAATCTAAATAATTTTTTAATGGAATTCCTGCTCTAGATGCTACTCTAGAATTAATTGCCATAAGCTGATTCCCCATGGAAAATACTCTACTAATAAAAGAACCTGGGTATTCTCCCTTAATTCCACTTACAAACGCTCTATGGCTCATAAGAGTAGAGGATTCAATAACAAACCTAGAATCTAAATGCTGGGAAATTACAAACCCCATGCTGGCGCTAAACAAGCTAATAGTATGCACAGGTCTTGGCAAACTTTTAGCTACTTCAATAATTTTAAGACCTTCTTCCACACTTCCGCCGGGGGTATCTAAAACTATATAAATAGGTTTTCCAGGTTTTAATTTTTTATCTTTTTCCAAAAGTTTTTTACTAACTTCAGAAGCTGAATCTGAAAAAATAGGCATATTAAGAATAATTGTATTATCATCTGAAATAGTAAGAACTTCTCCAGGATTACTTGTAGCAAATCCTAAGGATGACATTGTTAATAGGGCTATTATTAGTTTTTTCATCTTTTCTCCGTTTTATTTTTCTTCGTTTTTCAAACCAGCCAATGTATTAAAAAATTTAGCTTCAGCTTTTATTTTTACACAAAGGTTTAATTCCTTATTAATCTCGTTTAAGGTCTCCATATATATCTCCTTAAGTCTTCCGGCTTGCGCTGTAGGGACTTGATTGGAGGTACTATCGTGACAATCAAGTAAGATAGGCTTGATTTCAATGCCTTCTTTTTCGCAACGCCCATAAATTGCAAGTACCCATAATACAAGTACGTCGTGCGCACTGCTTTGAATGAATCTGTTAGATAAATCTTTATATTCTGGATCTGGTACACGAATTATTCTCCCTGTTACATTTCTTAAATATCCTTGACTTTTATTAACTTCTTTTAATTGGTAATTAAATTTTCTAACTGCATCAAATTTTCTCCAATAAGATTTCACGTACTCGTCAGCTTGTTCTACTGTAGTATAAATTCCTTCTTTTGTCAAATTTTTTGCTACAGTATGTTTTGTTCCTGTATATTGAACAGCAAGTTGTATAACTTTAGCTATTTTTCTTTGTTTTGAAAATTTTTCTTTAACTTCTTTAGTAACGGGGGCATAGGGATTGTACCCCCGTCTTAATTCTGTATCGTCCTTGAAGAGTTCCAAAGCTAGATCTAAATAGATATCTCCTAGCCCGTCCCTAAATACTTTTAATAAAGATTTGTCTTCACTGTAATGTGCTGTAATAGTAGGCTCAATTGCTGACAAATCCGCATGAACTCCTATGTGACCTTCATCACATTTAAAATTTTTAAGAAGAATTTTTTCATCAAACGGTGCATTAAGAAGATAGGGCTTAAAACCAGATAGCCTGTAAGATACAGTGCCACAAATATTAAACCCGGGATGGAGCCTCCCGCCAGAACTATTAGCAAGATATGGCTTGCCAAAGTTCGATAATAAAGTATTTGCTTTTTCATATTTTAAGTAATGTTCCACAAAACTAGCTTGTATCCGTTTGATGCTGTCCCCGTCCACACATGGCTTACCCCCTTCTGTGAAATCGGTGGGGGTGTGGCCGAGCTTTTCAAAAAATAATTCCCTTTTATGTGCGTCAGAATTGAGGTTGAAACGCTCCCATCTGTCCGGGTTATTCGCATACCAAGTTTTGTTGCTTTCTCTTTTATAGAGGGCAATTCTACGATCCGCCCAGTCTTTTTCAAGCGAAGAAATCGATTCATAAAGTTCCTTTTGAACACGTTTTTTTGCACCATCTGCTAACTTAGATAATCTTGTAACTGATTTTTGTAATCCAACCACATCTACTAATATACCATTGTCTGTATTAAATTGCAATAATAAATTGTAATTCATCATTTGATCTAACATCCACCAATAATCATGCATGTCAAAAAATGGTGTAAGTTTTTTATACAATTCAATTGTGGAATAAGCATCAAGTGCAGCGTATTTAGCTAAAATTTCTAAATCAGCTAAATGCATGTCTTCGCCTTTTCCTTTTCCACCATTAGATTTAATATTATTAACTAATTCAACATTTCCCCTTTGCTCCATGCCTAATAATTCAACTTGAGCATCTTTAAGACCATACGGCCTGGGGCCTGCAGGAGCTGAGGCTAAATGCCACATAATTCTGGTATCAGCAACCCATTTAGTATTTATTTTGTAATGTCTGTCCAAGTGACTTTTATCGTAAGTAAAATTATGTCCCACAAGTCTGTAATCAAGTAATGCATTTCCGATGCAATTTGATAAAGATTCTTCGCAGCCATTTTTAAAAATATTAGTATTTTTATCATAAATTTTTAAAGGTATGTAAATTGCTTCTATATCTTTTGTATTTTCAGGAGCCATAGAAACTCCTAAAATATGTCCTGGATGGGTTTCAATATCGCAAGCTAAAACTCCGCTCCAATTTTTAGTAATTTCAATAAATTCTTCTATTGTAGTAATTACTTTGTATTTCATAAAAATGTCCCGTTTTAAGCCACGGGACCACAGCTCTTGGGCCGATTTACATTCACGGCTATAAGCTACCTTATCCGGCTGGAAATACCGATTTAACTCTCTTGGTGGGCTTTCCCAAGTATTCCTCGTCAACAAGGTAGACAGCAACATTAGCGCCGGAAAGATTATACGCTGAGTTGCTAGAATCTTTTGGAGTACGTGGAATAGGGAATGCATTTATAGCATCACTATCCAATCCAAAAGCTTGCAATCTTCTTTTTAGGTTGCTTTCTCCGTATTTGGTTGGTTCCATAGTACCATTGTCAGTCATTTTTGTCAAGACAATATTTTCATAAACTGGACGTTGCAGTCCCTTTACGGAATATTTAACCTCTACCCCAAAACTTCCTGTTTTATAGGATTTAGGGGTAAAAGATTCTACGACAGCCAAATGTCGTTGTCCCTTATCGCCTGTTGCTTTTGTTAAAGGCACAGCTTGTGCCGCTTCTTTTGTTCTAGTGGCCCAGCCACCTGCTTGTTTTTTACTCATTGGTTTCTCCTTTGTTGAAAACAAATTATTTATTTTTCATTACAACTTTTACAAATTTTACAACAATAACGGCGGTTAGGTTGAATATCTCCGCCAAAATCTGTATGATCCGTTTCTTTTTTACATTTTTTACAATATATTTTCATTTATTTATTCCCTTCGTCTTTTGGACACCAATGGCTATGGCCAGGTCCGCCTGATTTATCTGAGCCACATTCACATCTTACAGATTGCCCAGCAGCTTCCCAACCTTCCGGCGTATCGTAATCCGGATAATGTGGAAAATCTGATTGTATTTGTTGAGATTCTGCAATTTCTAATTTGCATTTCTCACAAAGCTCAGAGTAAAACTTTTTCTGAGAACAACAAGACATTGGTACACTCCATTTAGTCAAATTTTACCTACAATTTTTTTTAATGTGTCTTTTTTTAAACAAATTTGATCTTCAGCTTTTTCATTAATAATTAGCACTCTATCTTTAAATATTTTAATGTGAACATATTTATTTATTTCTACTGTTTTTGGTGTATTTTTTTTAGCATTTCTTGGGGCAAATACTTCACTCATTCCATCACTCATATTAATTCTCCTTTTTTCCTAATCTAGTGTGTAAAATCATTTCTTTAACAAGTTTTGGATCCATTTTTGTGCTGGTATCATGTAAATATACTTTGCAAAGATTCATTTCGCTGTCCAAAAATGATATCATAACTGAAATATTAAATTCTTTTTCATCAAAAGAAACATTAATTTCATCTGATGGCAATGTTCCTTGAGATTGTTGTTTATAATAATATTCTAAAAATGCTTCAAAATCTGTAAATTTAATTTTCATCTGTATTCTCCAAAGCTTCTTTTGCTACCATTTGAAAATAATAAGCAATAGAATCATGTTCAACTTGTCCAGAATAATCTACAATTTCTTTTAAAGCTTTTCTAAGTTTATTTAAATATTGAAATTGTTCCTGTGTCATTCTTCATTCTCCTTTTTAATTTTTTTATATTGTTCACAAAAAGAAGATACTGAGCAATAACTTCTACATCTAATACTTTCTCCCCTTCTAAATTGAATATAATGGCCAGGCCCAGCAGCTTCTACTGCTAACTGGGCCGCTTCTTCGTTGGAGCAAAGTCTAATAGCTTTTTTGTTCCCTTTTTTCATAACTGCCCATACATCGTCTTTTGCCCATCTATCTTCTTTAGAGCATTCAGGCAATTCATCAGAAGGTAGAGAGGTAGCCTCTTTATGGAGTAATACGCGTTCTTTCACATAATCAGCTACCTCTTCATCGGGGATAATCGGCACATCGAGTAGTACCACTTGTTGTGCCGGATAGGGATCTCCTTCTCTCATATATTGATTTTTAGACCAATCTCTAAGAATCGCTACAATCTCTAATTTTTTTACTTTTTTATTATTTTTTCGTAAAATATGAGCATAAATATTTAATTGTTTTGCATATTCTTCCGGAACTCCATCTCTTATTTTATATACAGTTGTAAATTTATAATCTTGTAAAATACCTTCTTTAAGAAGAAATCTATCCATTTGGCCGCCAATTTTCCAACCTTCAACGTCAATAAACAATCTTTCTTCAGCTATGGCCGTTTCTTCAGCTCTTTCTAAAATTCCATGAACTACTTGTCCCAGCAAAGACCAAATACGATCAGAAACATCCTCAGTAATATCTTCTTTATGTCTATTTTCCAAAACTTTTAATTGAGGAGGTTTAAGTAAAGATGTAACGCTAATATCGCAATCTCCACTATCATACCCATCATTTGCTACGGCTTTTTCTATAGGTTGTGGCAAACCAAGCTTATTTGTTAATTTCATAAAAACATTATACCTTAAAATTAAGTTAAAGTCAATCCTCTAAATTACTAACTTCTCCGCAATCTACACATGTATTGTTTCTTATTTTTTTATGTTCACAAGCTTTTCCATCATAGGAATCATCAATGTAATGGGAAAAAGATTGAGATGTAAATTCTAAATAACCACTTTCGGTAATAATTATAATAGCGCCGATAGCCACATCTTTTAAATTACGCGGATGTATGTCTTCATCGGTAAACCTAATAATCTCACCATTGGAATCTTCTATTAAACCTTCATACCCATTCCATTCAATAATTTTACCAAGACCGTAATCCATAATGCCTCCTATTTATTTAAAATAATAACATAAGAAATTTACAAAATCAACAATAATGTTGTCAACAATTTTGATTTTAATGAAATCAACAAGTTATAAAATAAGTCTTGACAAAGTTATAAAATATGTTATTATATGTATGTATAGCTTTTAAACACATATAACCCCCGGCGTAATTATACTTGACTTAAGTAATAGTATATGTTATAATGCTAATATGAAGTTGAATAGAAAACAACGAAGAACTTTAAAAATAAAAGGAGTTAAAATGAAACAAAGAACAGAAGAAGCGATTAGAAAAGAATATTTAGATTTATGCGGAAGAGCTGGAGAAGCTCAATATCAAGTAAATCAATTAGAAAATGCTCTTAATGGTATCAATGCTAGATTAGCTGAAATTAATAAAGAATTTGTAGATTTAAAAGAATCGCAAAAAACAGAAAACAAAGAAGAAGAAGGAGATCAAAATGCTTCGCAAAGCCAAACAGATTAAAATTGCCCAAACTCTTGAAGAATTTTCTTCACAAGCTGAATCTTTTTTAGTATCTCAAGGATTTGAAGTAACCGAAGATAATAAAAAACTTTTTGCAGCTTTTATTCAACATACGCCGCAAGATCAAGATTCTTTTGATCCAAATCTATTGGCAAGAATGATGAGAAAAGCTAAAGCAAATGAATTAGCATTTTATTTAATGCATCCAGATAAAGCACCAAAGAAAGAACAGCAAGATGAATCAAAAACAACTACAGAAGTTACAGCAAAAGTGGTATAAGAAGTTGGCGGCTGACGGGTTTAAAGACATTGAATCGCCTTTTTTACCAGATCAGCCGCTAAAGCATTGGGACAGTATTGAATTTCAACGTTATTGGACCCCTCAATCTTTTGTTGAAAAACAAAGATATTATGAGCTTGCTAGTCAAATGCTTTATGATTTTAAATTTAAAAGCAGAAGAGATAAAAAAATATGGAAAATGCATACAGAAGGTATAGCATCTTCTACTATAGCTAAAGCTGTTAATCTTCATCCAAATACTGTTTATAAGATTATAAAAAAATATGCAAGTTATATCAAATACAATTCAGATTAGAAATGCTGTAAAAGACGATTTGCCGTTAATTTATTCTACATGGCTTTTAGGTCTTTATCATGGTTGTGATTGGTTTAATAAAATAGAAAAAAAAGCTTTTTTTGATAATTATAAAAAATTAATTGAAAAAAGAATGGTAGATTCTGACGTTAAAGTTGCAGTATTAGCGGATGATCCAGATGTTATTCTTGGATATGTTTGTTATAGAAATAATGTTTTAGATTGGGTATTTGTTAAAAAAGCTTGGAGAAAAATGGGAATAGCTAAAATGTTGGTACCATCTAACATAAACACAATTACTCATTTAACTAAAATTGGAAAATCTTTGAAACCAAAAGAATGGGGCTTTAACCCCTTTATATAGGAGAAACATGAAAGCAAAATCAGTACAATTAAAAGAAGCAGTGACAATTCCAGGAACAAAAATTTTAGGAGAAATGTCTATTCAACCTGAAAAACATCCAAGCGCAAATTTAACAATTTCACCTGAAGGAATCCTAATAGAGGATCAGGGCGTTACTGCATTGATTCCTCTTAGCAATGTTAAATCTATTGTGATTCAATCGGAGTCTTCAAATGGACGATCTGAGCAAACTTCTAAAAAAAGCAAGTGATGCTGTAAAACGGGACTTAAACCATATTTACACAGAAGTAAGCACTAGAAAATTATCAGCCACTTCGTCAAGAGACTTGGTGGCTTACGTAAAACTTTTAAGTGAAATTTCAAAAACACAAAAAGAACAAAAAGAAGAATTAGCATCAGCTTCCGATGAAGAATTAAAAAAATTAGCAAAAGAACTTATAAATGAAACCAAATCTTGAACATGTTTTATCTGAGATTAATAAAAGAAAACTAAAGCCTTTTAGGCTTGAAGAATTTCTTTTTAATCAACAATTAAAATTTGTTACAGATGAAAGTAGATTTAAAGTTGCTGTCACGACAAGACGCGCTGGAAAGACAGTTTCTTGCGCTGCAGATCTTGTTTACACAGCAGTTAACAATAAGGATGTCATTTGTGTTTACATTACTTTATCTCGTAGTAACGCGAAAAGAATTGTATGGCCGGAACTTAAAAAAATTAATAGACAATTCAAACTCGGAGGAACCTTCAACGCGTCAGAATTATCCGCCACTTTTCCTTCTGGCTCTACTATTTACTGCACTGGTGCTGCTGATAAATCCGAAATAGAAAAATTCAGAGGTTTGGCGATAAAAAAGGTTTATATAGATGAGTGTCAGTCATTTCCTTCTTTTATTGATGAACTTGTCAATGATATTATTGGTCCAGCTCTTCTTGATCATGCTGGTACTTTGTGTCTCATTGGAACGCCCGGGCCTGTGCCTTCTGGATATTTTTATAATTGCAGCAGGTCTTCCAATTGGTCGCTTCATAATTGGGCTTTTTGGGACAATCCCCATATTTCTGAAAAATCTGGCATGTCGCATCAAAAAGTATTTGAAGAAGAATTAAAACGTCGCGGAGTCAGCGCAGACCATCCTTCTATACAAAGAGAGTGGTTTGGTAAATGGGTTCTTGACAATGATTCTTTAGTTTATCATTACGATTCTTTTATTAATGATTTTGAAGAGTTGCCCAAAATGGAATGGCATTACATATTGGGAGTAGACTTAGGATACAACGATGCGGACGCTCTTTGTGTATTAGCTTGGTCAGATCAATCTCCAAGTACTTATTTAGTAGAAGAAGTTATTACTAAACACCAAGGTATTACTGAATTAGTTCAACAAATTGAAACACTTAAAATGCAATATGATATTACAAAGATTGTAGTTGACACTGGAGGATTGGGTAAAAAAATATCTGAAGAACTTACCCGGCGTTATAAAATAGCGGTACAACCTGCAGAAAAAGTACGTAAAATTGAATATATAGAACTTATGAATGATTGTCTTAGGACTGGAAAACTTAAAGCAAGTAAAAATTCTGTTTTTGCTATGGATTGTATGAGAGTGGAATGGGATTTAGATAGAAGTACTCCAGATAAAAAGGTTATAAGCAGAAGATTCCATTCAGACATCTGCGAAGCTGTATTATATGCTTGGAGAGAAAGTTACGCGTACTCCCATATACCTGAAAGATTAAAACCCGTTTATGGCACAAAAGAATGGGAATTAGAGGAAATTGCTCGAATGGAAGCTGAAGCTGAAGAGTTTTTTAAAAATCAAGAAGAAGACAATAAAAACAATAACTTTGAATGGTAATCGTGTTTATATAAGCAAATTTGACGGTTTACGCTATTTTATAGCAATAAGGAATTAAAATGCCACTAAAACACGGAAAATCAGAAAAAAGCTTTAAAGAAAACATTAAAACTGAAATGCATCATGGAAAGCCACAAAAACAAGCAGTGGCTATTGCCTACGCTGTTAGACGAAAAGCTCAACACAAAGCCAAAGGCGGACTTATACCTGGAGTGGAACATCCACATAAAGGCGAGCCTATGAATAAAAAATTACATCCACATGCCCACGGGGGACCTGTTCAATGCGCGCACGGTGGACCTGACCATTGTGCTCATGGATGTTACGCAGAAGGTGGAGAAGTTAAAGAAGCTCCAGAAGAATCTTTAGGTGAAAAAATCGATAAAGGTATTCATAATCTTAAAGAAGCTTATAAATATTCTAAAAAGCATCCAAAAGAAAATAAAGAAGATCATGAAGAAATGCACCCAGCTCCTATTTCTAAAGAAGAAGCTGATAAATTTAGTCATAGTATTTTAGGATATTCTCATGGGGGAGAAATCCACGGAGAAGAAGAACATCACGAAATGCGCCCAGATTATGAAGATGAGCTTGAAGATGAACCTATGGGAAATTCCTGGCATAGTGATGAATTTTTAGCGGATCCTTATGGAGAAATGGAATCTAATCATCATGTAGAATTCGATCCAGATGTTGAAGAAGAAGAAGGCATTCATGATGAAATGAAACCAAATCCAAAGAAAAGACTTGAAACAATTATGGCTAGACGCCGTATTCATGGAATAATGAAAAAATAATGAATTTAAAAGAGCTTGAAAAGTTAATGAAACTATGCCATAAATATAATGTGAAAAACATTACTGTTGACGGCGTTAGTATAGCTATCGAAGCTCATATTGTGCCAAAGCAAAAAACAAAAATTACAGAACAATCAGTAGTAAACGAAGAACCTCAATATACCGATGAAGATATTCTTTTGTGGTCTGCTGGTAACGGCATCTAATTATGGCTAAAATTACACCTAGAAATGCAAGTGATAGAGAAGTTGTATCTGTACGTACCAAAGCTAAACAAGATTCAAATGGATCTTATAAATGGTGGAAAGAAGATACAAAGGCTATGCGTGGAGCAAAGCTTGTAGAAACTGCCGCTTTTTTAAAAGAACAATTGCAATTTAGATACAGACAAGCTTCCATCTATTCTCGTTTATACGCTAATATGCCTTTATTTGGCATGGCTGGCACAAGTTTAAATCGTTTAAGTCAAAATAATCAATTACCCTTAGACCGTCCTACGATGAATGTCGTACAATCTTGCGTGGACACGCTGGTGAGCCGAATAACCCAATCCCGTCCCCGTCCCGTATTCCTTACGGACAATGGGGATTACAAAGCCCGTAACTTAGCTAAAAAGCTTAATCAATTTGTTATGGGTGAATTTTATCGCACTAAAGCTTATGACGCTGGTACAGCTGCTTTGAGAGACGCGGCTGTACTGGGAACCGGATGTTTAAAGATATTTGAAGGTCAAGACAATAAAGTTCAAATTGAAAGAGTACTTTTTACAGAACTTCTTGTAGATCCAAACGACAGTCTTTACGGCGACCCGCGTCAAATGTATCAATTAAAGCTTGTAGATCGTGAAGTTCTTATTGAAATGTTTCCTGACAAAAAAAATGACATATTGCGCACAGAACAAGCATTTCCAGATACAGCCGGAGATAGCGCAAGAACCGCATCTGATCAAGTTATGGTTATTGAAGGATGGCACTTACCAAGCGGACCTGATGCTGATGATGGCCGTCATATTATTGCTTGCACCAATGTTTGTTTATTAGATGAAGAGTATAAAAAAGAAAAGTTTCCATTTGTATTTGTACACTATAGTCAACGCCTTTTGGGATTTTTTGGACAATCCTTAGCTGAACAGTTAATGGGAACGCAAGTAGAAATTAACAAATTGTTGATGACAATTAGTCGCTCAATTAATCTTGTTGGCGTTCCTAGAGTATTTGTGGAAGATGGTTCTAAAGTTGTAAAAGCACAACTTAATAATGATGTAGGTTCTATTGTTACGTATAGGGGTACTAAGCCTGTTTATGAAGTTGCACCTTGCGTGCCTGCGGAGGTTTATGCACAATTACAAAGACTTGTTGACTATGCTTACCAACAAAGCGGAATCTCAGCGCTCAGTGCTGCCAGTAAAAAGCCTGCTGGACTTGATTCTGGTGCCGCCCTCAGAGAGTATGATGATTTACAATCAGATCGTTTCGCAACCCTTTCAAAAAGATATGATAACTTCTACGTTGAACTTGCCTACCAAGTTATTGATTTGGCCAAAGATATTGCAGAACGAGATGGAAAATATACTACCGTTTACCCAAACAAAAACGGAACAAGAGAAGTAAACTTACCAGAAGCAGATCTTCTTAAAGATACGTATATTATTCAATGTTTTGATGCCTCAAGTCTTCCAAGAGATCCGGCTGGTAGAATGCAAAAAATTATAGAAATGATTCAAAGCGGCATGGTGGATATAAAAGAAGGCCGTAGAATGCTTGATTTCCCAGATTTAGATCAAGAAGAAAAACTTGCTAATAGCGGAGAAGAACGTATTCTTTATGTTTTGGATAAAATCATCGAAGAAGGTGATTACACTCCTCCAGATCCTTTTATGGATTTAAATTTAGCTATTCAATTAAGCAATCAATATTACAATTTATATATGCCCACAAAGCTAGAAGAAGATAGATCTGAGATGTTAAGAACATTTAATGCTCAATGTATAGCTTTGCAGCAAGCAGCTCAACCGCCGATGCCCGCTGCACCCGCAGCTCCGGCACAACAATTGGCCAATCCCGAGCCGCTTCCAACATCACCTTTGATTCCACAAACATAGGAGTGAATAATGTCAAACGAAGCTAATAACCCGGTACAAAATCAGGCACCTCAAGCAACAGACCAACAACCTGTTGTAGAGCAACAACAACAACAAACTAAACAGCCAGATCCTTCTTCGGAAAGATTTGCGCAATTGGCAAGAAAAGAAAAATCTTTAAGAGCCCAAGCCAGGCAATTACAAGAACAACAAAAATCCATACAAGAACAACTTTCTAAATCCCAATCTGAATGGCAAAATCGTATTAAAAGCGATCCATTGACAGTATTGGCTGAAGCGGGGTTAAATCATGATGATATTGCTAACATTATTCTTAATAGTAAGCCTGAGGATATTGAGCTTAAACGTATTAAATCAGAACTGCAGTCCCTTAAAAGTAACCAGCAGGAACAATTTACAAAAATACAGGAGAGCCAAAAGGCCGCCTACGAACAGGCTGTGAAACAAGTTAGCCGAGAAGTGCAAAATTTGGTTAACGGCAACGAAGCCTATGAAACCATCCGCGCTACAAAGTCTTACGACGCTGTCGTAGAACTTATCAAGCAAACTTACAATGAGGATGGCGTATTACTAAGTGCTGAAGAAGCCTCTGATATGGTAGAAGAATACCTAACAGATGAAGCTATGTCTTTAGCCAAGTTGAAGAAGATCCAATCAAAATTGGCACCACAGGAGCCACAAGAACCTGTCCAGAAGACACAATCTAACCAGAAGCCACAAATAACAACAAAAACATTGACGAATAGTGTTACTACTTCGTCCAAGCCATTGTCAGCTAAAGATAGACGAGAAAGAGCTATCGCGGCTTTCAAAGGTCAATTAAAATAAAGGTAATTTATGTCAGCCATTTACGCAAATGTAAGTAACCAGGTAGCAGCTTTAAAAGAGCTCTATACTGGTGACGACTATATGAAGGATCTAGTCTATAAAAAGAATCCTTTGCTAGCTCTTATCCCAAAAGATGAGTCTCCATCGGGATTTGCTGGTAAATATATTCCAGTACCTTTGGTGTACGGAACTCCTCAGGGCCGTTCTGCTACATTTTCTAGCGCACAAGGAAACCAAACAGCTCCTCAGCTTTCGAGCTTCTTTGTGTATCGTGTAAGCAACTATCAAATTGCTACGATCACCAATGAACTATTGGAAGCTACAAAGGATAACGCCGGTGCCTTTGTTGATGAAGCAAAGCTTGTCATGGACACAGCTTTCCGAAACATCACTAACGACTTAGCATTGTCGATATTCTCGTCAGGAACTGGTAGCAGAGGTCAAATCTCTTCTATTACTTCTCCTTCAACTGCTGTTGGAGCCACAACTATCGTTTTGGCAGACTCAGCTCAAGTAGTTAACTTTGAAGTTGGAATGACCTTGGTAGCAACTGCTACTGATGGTGGAACTCCTTCTTCAGACACAGTTATCCTTACTTCAGTTAACCGTTCTACCGGCGTTCTTAAAGGAACTGCTTCAGCTAATCCTTTGTCTGGAAATTGGGCATCGAATAGCTACATGGTAGTCCAAGGGGATATTCCAGTTGGTGGAGCTGCAAGCACAACTAGCTTCCTAAAAATAACTGGACTAGCTGGATGGCTTCCTAAAGTTGCTCCTTCTTCTGGAGATAGCTTTTGGAACGTTGATAGATCTGCAGATCCTACCCGTCTAGCCGGTGTACGATTTGATGGCTCTTCGGAATCCATTGAAGAAGCTCTTATTGACGCCTCTTCACTTGTTGCACGAGAAGGTGGACAACCTGATATGTGCTTCATGAGCTTTGCATCATACGCAGCCCTTGAGAAATCATTGGGGGCTAAAGTGCAATATGTGGACGTAAAACACGAAGAAGCAGATATCGCGTTTGCTGGTATTCGAATCCACGCTCCATATGGACCTATCACTGTAATTCCAGATAGATCTTGCCCAAGCCAAACGGCATATCTATTACAAATGGATACTTTCAAGCTTCGTTCGCTTGGAAAAGCCCCACACATTCTAACCTACGGTTTAGAAGGTTTGGAAGGCTTGCGGGTTGGTACAGCTGATGCATTGGAAATCAGAATTGGTTATTACGCCAACTTGATTTGTAATGCTCCTGGATGGAACGCTGTAGTCAGCTTATCCGCTTAATATTATAAGTTAAATCAAGGGTCTCGGAAGATAGTCTTTCGGGACCTTTGTGTATAATATAGCACTTTTGACGCCTAGGATGCCCTAGGCTGCACCCGTAGTTACTAAGCCTCCTTAGCTACGGTGAATGTGAATGGAGGCAAATAAAGGGCATTAAAATGGCTAATAGACTATTTAATCAATTCTCCTTCGGACTAGAAAAAATGCGCGTAAGTTTATTCTTACGCATGACAATTGGTGCAGCTGGCGCTCCAACGCTTGTTGCTTCTGATAGCAAAGGTATAGCTTCAGTTCAACACATCGGCGTAGGTTTGTATAGAATCACTTTGCAAGATGCTTATCAAAAAATGTTGATGATGAGCGAAATTAGAAAACTTTCTTCTAATGCTGCTCAAATGCTTTTTAATCTTGACAATTCTCCTAATAAAATTATTGAAGTAGCATTCGTGGATTCAGCCGGTGCCCAGGTGGAACTTGGAAACGGTGAAGAAGTTCGAATGAGTATTGTCCTTCGCAATAGCACTGCTCCTTAATCCTACCTCACTGCAAGCGGTAACAGGGCTGGGTATTCAACTCAGCCCCCTTCCTAGGAGCAAATGTGCCCACAATAGCACCATCAATCCCTCAAAATCTTATAGCCCAACAGGGCGATGGACAGGTGTATCTTTCATGGGATCAAATTCAAGGTGTAACTGGCTATCCTCTTCAAAGATCTACAGACAATATTAATTTTATTGCTATCGCCACTCCGACAGAACCTGAGTATTTAGATACTTCTGTAGTCATTGGGACTACTTATTATTACAAAGTAGCGGCTTCTAACGGGATAAGTTCCCCTTATACCAATGTAATCAGCATTGTTCCAACAGCCACAGGCTCTATGTCATTAGGGCAAGTTAGGCTTTTATCCCAGCAAAGGGCTGATAGAGTTAATAGTAATTTTGTTACTAAATCTGAATGGAACAGTTATATTAATCAATCCTACACAGAATTGTATGATTTACTCGTCACTTTATATGAAGATTACTTTGTGGCTCCGCCTCTTACCTTTCAAACTAATGGAAATGATAGCCAATATACCCTTCCAAATGGAATTAATTTCTCTGGCGCGCCGGCTTTTTACAAGATATTGGGATTAGATTGCGGACTTGGGGCTCAAGGAAATGCTTGGGTAACTCTTCATAAATTTGATTTTATTAGCAGAAATAGATACGTTTTTCCAAACGTTACCTCTACTTTTCTCGGCGTATTTAATCTTAGATATCGTATTGTAGGAAATAACTTAATGTTTATTCCCACTCCGAGTGCTAATCAATATATTAGACTTTGGTACATACCAAGAGTCAAAACACTGCTCAAAGATAGTGATCTATTGGACAGTGTCAATGGTTGGGTAGAATACGTTATTGTCGATGCTGCTATTAAATGCTTGCAAAAAGAAGAAAGTGATGTTACAGTATTAATGGCTCAAAAACAAGCTTTAATTGATCGTATTCAAACCTCAGCTATGAACCGAGATGCAGGTCAACCTGATACTATCAGTGATGTTCGTACTTTTGGGGAAAGATGGGGAGGCTACGGTTCTCCGAATGGAGACGGAAGCTTCGGAGGATATTGATGGCATTGCCTATTTACAAATCTGATGATAATGATTTGATGCTGATGCAAACAGCATGGGCAAAACAAATCAATCCCATTATATCTTCACCACTTAATCAAGGGGTATTGTTAAAACAAATTTCTTTAATTGCAGGAGATAACACTATTGATCACAGGCTGGGAAGAGATTTGCAAGGATGGCAAATTGTAAGATTAAGAGCCTCAGCTATAATTTATGATAAACAAGATTCAAATCAACTGCAAAATAGAACTTTAATATTAAATAGTTCTGCTCCAGTTATTGTTGATTTATATGTTTTTTAAGGAATAATTATGCCTAATACATTAACACCTAACATGTCCTTAATCCTTCCTACAGTTGGACAAGAACCAGGACCTAATTGGGCATTGGACATAAACAGTTCTTTTTCTTTAATTGATCAACACAATCATTCAAGTGGCAATGGAGTTCAGATTAACCCATCCGGTCTTAATTTAAATTCCGATTTAACATTTTTAGGTAATAACGCCACAAACTTAAAATCGGTTAGATTTTCTGCTCAATTATCCCCATTATCTTCGGGATCTGACATAGGATGTGTTTATGTATCTGGTGCTGATCTTTATTATAATGATACACTTGGTAATCAGGTTAGGCTTACTATTTCGGGAGGGGTCAACGGGACTCCAGGAAATATTAGTGGACTTATTGCCCCTGCTTCTGTTACTTATGTACCTCTTAATCAAACTTATATTTTTCAATCTTCGGTAAATACATCAGGATCTTTGGATAGCGGTCCTATTATAATTAGAAACAATACAGCAAGTAGCAATGGCATCACTATAACCCCCCCAACTCCTCTAACTTCGAATTATACTATAACTTTACCAACAAATGTGCCGGCTTCACAAGGCATTGTTGAAATGAATAGTTCGGGCGTTGTTAATGTAAGTACTCATTCTTATCAATCTTTATGCC